ATAAAAAAAACAACTAATCAACACTTGTATATTAAAAAAATGTATGTAATAATATCTATATTAAATATTTATGAGGTATATATTATAATGACTGAAAAGAAAAAGCTATTCACACCTAAGACATTGTTAGAGAAAATATACGATATACAATGCGAAATAGGTAGTGTAGAAAAGATGGACACGAATGGGGGTGTACCCTATAAAGTGTTAGCTTACAACGATGTTAACAAAGCTGTTAGGGAAATGTTCAAAAAACATAGAGTTTGTGCAATACCTAGCACGACATCACACGAAAAGACCGGTAATCTTACCGAAGTGGTGGTTGGCATTACTTTGTACAATGTAGATAACCCAAGCGATTCAATGGAGTTCAATGGGTTTGTTGGCTATGGTGTAGATAATTCAGATAAAGGTATTGGTAAAGCATACTCTTATGCATATAAATATCTTTTCTTAAAATTATTCAACATGAACATAGGCAAAGATGAGGAAAGTGAAGATAAGGTAGAGGTATCTATTACAGATGAACCTCTTGTCAAGATTAAGCAATCTAAAAACAAGTCCTCTGAAATTAAAAATCAACTTGAAAGCGGAGGTATTAAAGATGGAGTTACTGACGAAAAACAACTCGGTGCAGCTTTACAATCTTCGTAGTTCTGCTTTTAAATATTATGCACTTGGCCTTGAGTATAAGGCAAAGAAGTATGTGCCATCTTTGGAGAGAAGGTCTCAACAGTTAGAGGCCGACCTTAAAGGTGAGGATATACCACTTCCAAGTTTCGCAAATAAGTTTGTGAAATATGGAGAGGAACATGAGATTTGCGGTATAGCTAAATGGTTATTGGTTAATCAAGAAGAGCCAAAGAACTATGGAGTTAACCAAGAAAATTATGTAATACAAGATTGGTTGAATGATGGTAGCAATATCAGTATCAGTACAACTCCGGATGGGATTTCAGAAGATGACTCACGATTGATTGAGGTAAAATGTTCTGCTATGGGTAAAAAAAATTATCCTAAATTTCCTATGGAGCATTTGCCACAAATTGCTGGGCAAATGATGATACTAAATATGCTTAATATTCCAGTCAAAATGGTTAACTTAGTTAATTGGACACCTACAAAAACTAAAATATGGGTTTATGAACGAAACAAAGACTATGAAAATTATCTCATAGATTGTTTAGAACATTACTCTATGTGTTTGTTAGGTAAAGAAAAATTATGCGAACCAGTAGAGTACGAAGGAGAAATTAAAACACAATTAATTTATGACAGCGAAAAGCGGGAGGAAACCTAAATGCAAAAACAGATAAAAGATTTGTTGAATGAGTACGAATCAGTAGGAGAAGTCAGAGGAACTTTAGATAATGAAGAAGATTTATTGCGTATTAAAATTGATTTAATGGAACTTATAAAAAAAGTAGACGATATGTTATCTAGAGTCAATGGCACATTGGTAAAACATAAAATCAGAAAACCTAATGGAGGGAAACATGAGTAAAAAATACATAAATGTTTTTATAAATGATAGGAAGTACCCTACATCTACAGAAACTTTTTATAATGAACTGCAAAAGAATGCGTCTGAAACTCAAAGCGGCAATCCACCGCCATATTTGAGTAACAAAGATTATGTGCCAAGAGAGGATATTATCCTCAAAGCAGGCCAGCATTACGATGTGACTTTATGGTTCAATGAAAAAGATGGTAAGAAGTCATCTTCTATTTGTATTAAACCGGCAGAGCCAAAACAAGAGAGCAATCCATCACCAGCAGATGTAGTTGATGATGACTTGCCATGGTAGGTGATTTATGAGTAGATATGACCCTGAGTATTACCAAAAAAACAAAGATAAAATGCGAGAGTCCTACAAAACTTGGTATGAAAATAACAAGGAAAGGATTCTCGAAAACATGAAGAAAGCAAGACAAGAGGCACCCGAAGAAAAGAAAGCTGAAATACGGGAGAAAAGAAAAGCATATTATAAGGCTAACAAAGATAAGGCCCTAGATTATGCAAAGAACTATCGTAAAATGCTTATCAATTATAGGGAGGCATTCTTAGAACTTTCAGATATTATTTGTGGACTAGAAGACCATAAATCAAAATCAGTTATGGCAGATTGGTACAGAAATAAAACCGATGAACTTAACAACAGCGAACAGCGGGAGGAAGAAGATGTCAGCTTATAGAGATTATGTAGAGCAAAACCATGATACTATTGGTTCTGATTGGCAAAAGCATATGTGCGATGTTAACGAAGAACGAAGAAGACAAGGCCTTTCTGACAAAGTTTTCTCAGAAAAAGATAGAGAAAATTTTGAGAGAGCATGGGTTGATTCGAAATCAATTTGATGTTAATATAAATCATTGTTAATGACCGGCATAAAGCAATTAGTTCACCTTTTTAGATTGCTTTTTTCGTAATTGCCGGTACTCCGCAGAGGCAGAAGGTTTTTTTATTCATTTTTCTTCTGCCTCGTTCCCTTCCCTTCCCTTCCCTTCCCTTTTTCTTGTTTTTTTGTATTTAAAAAAAACATAAGATTTTTTAACAAATTTAAACATTAGAACATTAGAATATTCTAATACTCTAATATTAAAGATTTGGAATATTCAGATATTCTTATATTTGAAAAAAAATATTTTTTTTATAGATTTTTATTATATAATAATGATATTAAACTTAATTATGAGGATAATATAAAATGAATAGAAAAGAAATGATAAATGAACTTGTCGAAATTGATGTTATTAGATTTACAGATGAAAATGACTTATTTTATTTGCAAGAAAAACTGAGGACAATATTTAGAAATGGACATATAGGATATAAAGAATATTCTAATGAAGAATTAAAAAACTTAATTGATGCACGAGGAGGTATATAAATGAAATTATATGGCTATAACTTAGCAGAAAAAAGAAAATTCGAAGTAGATGTTGAGCAGATTTGCGATTGCATAAATTTAGATAAAGGTTTTTCTCATGATTATTTTGTTTATGTGGATAAACGAGATAGAGATTTACACTTCAACGATAACATAAATCAGAAGGAGGATAACAAATGAGTAAATTATTTAATGAGATATATTTTGAGGCGATACAACACGCAACAAAATTGATAAAAACGGGACACTCTGAAACATATGTTATTGATTATTTAAGTAATCAATTGCATTTATCAGATAAAGAAATTAAACAAATGTATGATGATATAGCGGAGGGCGTATATTATGAATAGTTTAATCAAAATTAGCAAGGGCTCCGGAAAAATGGAGGGTATTCCTTCAATTAATACGAACCCGCTAACAAATGATTATTGTAAAAAATGCACATTTTACAAGACTAAGAAAACAACAAGGGCCGGTGATGAGTATCCAATCTGTTATTCGGTTTATATGCTACAGACGGCCCGCAAAAATTGCGTGAACACTTTTGAATATAATTCTAATATTCTGAGTAAATCTATAATTGACTATGATTATTTACCACGATTTAACAATATAAAAGCTGTTAGGTTCAATAGTCATGGAGAATTAATTAATGATACGCACTTGATAAACTTAATACAAATAGTTAAAAAAAATCCGGATGTATTTTTTAGTTTATGGACTAAGCAATACAAAATCATTAAAAACTATTTTGATGATAATATAAAACCGGAAAATCTTAACTTAATATTTAGCAATTCAAAATTCGATAGAGTTATTGAACCGCCAAAATATTTTGATAAGTCTTTTAATGTGATAAAAGCGGGCCCGCATAATTGCATCGGAAAATGTGCGGATTGTATGGCTTGCTATCAAAAAAACAATATAAACAAAATCGTTGAGGTGATGAAATGAAATTAGAAATTAAACGAGCTTTTGAGGATTTAAAAAAAGCTATGGGAGAATTAGATAATTCAATTCCTGATTATGTTTTCGATGATGATGACGGCCCGTCTTTAGCTGAAAAAATTAATAAGGTATGGGATAAAATAGAAGTTGCTAGACATGAGGTGATGAAATGAAAGTAATAAGAAGCAGACATAATGATTTGTTAAATTATTTTCTTTACCCGGAGAATAAATTATCAAACGTATATATTAAAAAATGCCGGAAGTTCCTTTTTATGAATACTAGGAAAGCAAAAAACAAAACAAAATCATGATAGAGATAATACAATGGCTTTTATTTTTTATTCTTTTTTTAATGTTAGCTACAGATGAAATTTGATTATAAAAATAGTTATTTTTATTATACCGGTATAACATAATAAAATCGGCCTAAAACCTTCAAGAGCCCAATCATACAAAGAAGATATATCATCAAGTAGAATAATAAATATTATACTTGATTGATATATCTAACTCACAATAGAAATCTAAGATATAGAAAAGTAGTTTATTTCTACACACTCACACGCAATATTTCATGACCGGCCAATATTAGCATATTCTTATATGCCAATTTACTTATATATGAAAATAATACTTGACATTTATACCGAAGTGTGGTATAATCCCGCACATTAGCACATTACAATATTAGAATATACTAATATGCCTTCCCTTTCCTTTTATGGCCTTCCCTTTCCTTTTTAGCAAGAAGAAAAAAAATCTACAGCATAAGCAATATTTAATATTCTAATATAAAAATATTCTAATATAAGCAACTACTAATATTAGAGATTTCTAATATAAGAGATTGCTAATATAAGAATCCACTAATGTAATGATATATGAAAATAATAGTTGACATTAATAATCAATAGGGCATAATAACAATATGGCAGGTGCCATAATTAACTAAATTGGAGAACAAAATTATGTTTAACAAAATGAAAAATATATTAACATTCGGTCTATACAATAGATTAGTAGAGGCTGAATCCACATTGTGGACACTAGCAGATAAATATTCGGAACTAAAAAGAAGGTCAGATAGTCTTGAATCCGATATAGAGGAAATGATTCAAGATATAGAAAATCTTGATATAGATGGTGCGGTTGAAGAGGAAATCAATAAAAGAGATATACTCACTCAAGACAACTTTAGTCCATCTGATTATGATATCGTTACTAAAGATGATTATGACTTTGATAGCTTTGTATCAACTGATGATTATAACTTTGATGACTTTATGGATTATGATGATGTGCAAAAGGAACTTGCGGGCCTAGTTCATGAAAGTGAGATTGAAGAAGTAATCGAGAAGAAGAATAGAAAGGAAATTGATAATTCAGTTGAAAGGATTATTAATGATACTATTTTAGACCTTGCTCACAAAGTTTTAGAGCAAAGAAAAGAGAAATAGGATTTCTCCAGCAACACCTAGACATGTGTATAAACTGTCTCCTCCGCTCCCTTCCCTTCAGAGGCTAGGGATTTTAAATCCAAATCTATATTAGAAAATTATAATATACACACATACAAATATTACTATATTCAAATATTAGAATATTAGAACATTCAGATATTCTTATATATAAAAAAAAGACTTGACTTTTATATACAGGGTAATATAATAGGTGGGTGGGCGGGCAAATATTAATATATATGATATATACCAATATAAATATATATATGTATTTATATTGAATAAATAGTTGACATATATATAAAAGTATGCTATGGTGGTGGTAACAAATAACATACGGAGAAACAATATGAATATAGAACCTAAAGCATATCAATTACTTGTACTTAAGGCAGGCCTCAAGACTTGGCTTAGTGGCTCTAAGTTGAGATTGACTAGAGCAATGACACCTAAAGCAATATTAGTACAAGTTGGTAGACTAACGGGCAATGAGTACAAGGTTAGCAAATATGGTGGCACAAAAGCATTAAGAGATTTAGAGGAACTTATAGAACTCTACAAGTCTCCATCATATAACGCATAACAAACAAAGACCTAAGCAAGTCTCAAAACTGCTTAATATTATAATATTAGAATATGCTTATATGCGGGCCACCAGCAACCCCCTGCGTGCATGTGCGTGTATATTATATCTTCTATCCACACACCGGAGGGGTATTTGCAATGCTATATTAACACAAACTTTTGTAACATAAGAATATTAGAATATTATAATATACTGTTGCTAAAAAAATTTTTTAAGTATATACTTTCAAGTGGAGCATTATGTCTACTGAACGAGTAAATGAAATACTGGCTACTTTAAACAAGAGCCAAACCGAAAACAGGCTCAAATACTACCAACCATATACTTTCCAAAAAAGATTTCACGAAAGCGGAAAGGATGCCAACCAAAGATTATTGATGGCGGCCAACAGGGTAGGTAAATCGTATGTGGGTGCTATGGAGATGGCTATACACTTAACCGGTCTATATCCTGACTGGTGGACAGGCAAACGATTTAAAAAACCTATCAGGGCATGGGTATGCGGTGCTAGTAATGAAACCACTAGAGATATATGCCAAAAAGAATTATTTGGGCAACCTGATAATCCAAGAGATAAGGGCCATGGGTCA